CACAAGAAATGTTGGAATTGACCGTAGCGAACACAGAAATTAATGACGATGAATGTATTGATCAGGCTCACGGTTTAGTAGTATCAGATGCAGACACGACAATGTTGGGTGAAGGTTATATAGTCCTTGGAAGGACTTCTCCAGCTATGGCAGAGTTTGCAGCTACGAAATCAACTATTAAGAAGACCCCAATTTTCGGAAAAGTGAGAGAAGCAGTGACAGAGCCCGCAATTTTGAGAAGAAATGACCCGCGAAATGAATTTGGTATATCCCCTTTTAGGAAGGCATTGGAAAAATATTCAAAGAGGATTAGATCCTTTGATTTGAATGATAGACAGCGGACATATTCTATGCTACAAACGATTCACTATTCTATTCCTGAGTTGCGCAAGCGCGCACAAATGGATGAATATGTGTTTGTTAATGGTATACATATGGATCACTATTATAAGGCCTTAGAAATGGATTCATCACCTGGATTGCCATGGAAAAAGTTACGAAAGAGTGGAGATGTTGGTAAGAAGTTTCTTTTCGATTTTGTCGTAGATAATAGGTGGTACTCAAATCCCGCCGGAGGGTTCAGAATGAAGAAAGATTTGAGAGAGGCAGTTATAGCTACTTTGGTGGCGTTGAAAACTGGTGTGAAACCAGCAGCGCTTTGGGTACACTGCCTTAAAGATGAAAGAAGACCCATAGCAAAGGTTAGAGAGGTGAAAACGCGGATTTTCACAATGGCCCCCGTCCATCTAACTTTAGCAGTTCGTGCTTTGACAATGAACTTTACAGCTGCTTTTTATAGTCATCATGCGATGTTCTATTCTGCAGTAGGGATTGATCCGGCTAGTCCGGTTTGGACCCATTTGTTTCGTTCTATGAAAGAGAGAGGACTGAAGGGGGGCGATGGTGATTACGGTCAATATGATGGTACGCTTGATGCGGACTTGATGAGTGACGCCATGGATCTAATAACTGACTGGACTTTTCAGAAGGATAATAGATATGAAGTGGTGTTAGAGGACCAGGTAATCAATTTTAGTAGATTCGAATTTGCTCGTGCAATGAATATTTTGGCCGCGGAGTTTGTTCATACTACCCAAATTGTATTTGATGTTATACATCGCAAAACTCAGGGTAACCCTTCTGGAAATCCATTGACTGTTGTGCTGAATACTATAGTTGGCGCTATGTATTTACGATTAGCCTACTTGGAACTTGGCCGTGGAGCCAATGTTTCAACTGTGGGAGCCAATGCTTTCGAGAAGAAAGTTGCTGATTCTATCTATGGAGATGATAATATTATTTCTGTGCATCCATCTATCTTGGAGTGGTTTAATCCATCTTCATTACAGATTTTCTTTGCTAAGTACGGAATTGAATATACTCCAGCTGATAAAACAAAAGACCAAAATATGAAGAATCTAGAAGATTTGAGATATTTGAAACGAGGTTTCCGACCACACTGGGAATTTCCTGATAATATTTGTTGTCCAATAGATAAAGATGTCATTTTCGAATTGACTAACTGGATTAGAGAGTGTCCAGATGAAAAAGAACAACTCTACATACAGATTGATACTGCTCATCGAGAAGCGATGCAGCATGGTGTTGAATTTTATAATGAATTTCGCGCGAAAGTTAACTCAGCCCTTGATTCTGTTGGATACGCTCCCGTACCCGACAATTTCAAGGCATATGAGGAGGATTGGTTGCGCCAGTTTTGGGATTAGCCTTTAGCTAACCCAGAAGTAAAGAAATCCGTCTGTGACCACTTCATCCTATCTTAAGTTTGAAGGACTGCCCCTGATGGGGAACATTTAATGTTGTTACGGGATTTATAGTTATTTTATCTCTGTATTAATTAAAATTTAAAAAAAAAAAAAAAAAAAAAAAAAAAAAAAAAAAAAAAAAAAAAAAAAAAAAAAAAAAAAAAAAAAAAAAAAAAAATAAAAAAGACTAA